CTCTCTTTGGCATGGATTTAATCCGATTACCTTTGAGAGAGTTGACGGTGTGATTCGTTGATTCAAGGGTGTCGTAAGTATTAACCTAATTTACAAAAAATGGAGGTTTTGTGGTACATCTAGAAGAAGATGAGGATGAAATCTTTGCCTAAGAATGGCCTCACTGTAATTGATGCTTTTTGTGGGGCTGGTGTTGGTGCTGTAGGCTCTGAAATGGCAGGGTTCAGCACCATATACGCTTTCGACAACAATCATCATGCCGTCAGGAATTTTAATAAGAATATATCTAATGTCGCTGTTTGCTTGGATGCGAGAGATATTGATTATGACTCTATTCCTGACGCTGATGTGATTACAGGAGGATTCCCATGTAAGCCTTGGTCAACAGCAGGCTCTAAACTTGGGATTAAAGATGAAAAGAATGGGGATCTTGGCGAACTCTTTGTAGATTTAATTCTCCACAAAAAGCCGAAGGCATTTTTGATGGAGAATGTGGCAGGCATTGTTAATAAGAGGAATATCAAATTCTTCAATATGCTTGTCGAAAGAATGTCAGATTTGTATGACATAAAGTGGAAGCTTGTGAATTGTGCTGATTACGGGATTCCTCAAAAAAGAGAAAGAGTTTTTGTCATTGGGATACGTAAAGAGATCGGATCTTCTTATGTATTTCCACAAACATCTAGTAAGAAGGTTTCAATCAAGGAAGCTCTAGCAGGGTTGCCAGAGATCCCTGATGGGTTAAATAACCATGAGTATCATCAGAGTTTCGCTATTAGAAAAGATGAGACTCCTTATATTTCAAAAATACCAATTGGTGGTAATTGGAAATGCCTTCCTGAGAATGAGGCAAGGGCCTTTATGAAGGGGGCATTTAACAATGGTGGAGGAAGGACTGGGTTTTTAAGAGTTATTGATCCGAACTTGCCAGCAAAGACAATTATGTCCACTCCAATGGGAAAGAGTACAGCGCAGATTCTGAGAATTTCTGATGGTTCTTCTAGAAGATTCACTGTGAGGGAAAGCTTGCGTTTGCAGACTGTTCCCGATTTTTGGTGTTTTGATAAGGAGACTCCCATTTCCGTTCAGTATGAAAGGTGTAGTGGAATTCCATCATTGATGAGCTATCAGTTAATGATTGAAATTGGCAATGCATTAAATGTTTAGTTTCTCTAAGATCGCAGATGAATTTGATGATCATATCAGTTCACAGCTTTTCTGGCATTCAGATTTTTTAAATCATTTCCTGCCTGAGATAGCATCAGTGTTTATGCAGACAAGCAGTATTGTTTATGATTTTGGGGCTAGCACAGGCAATGTTGAGGTTGCCTTGAAAGAGAAAATAAATGAAAGGGATGTGGAATTTGTTGCTATAGAAAAATGTCAGGAGATGATCAAAAATTATAAGGGAAACAAAGAAAATGTTTCCGTGAATGATTTTCTAAAGACAAGGCTGGAACCTTTTTCGTTTGCCACAAGCATTTTGGCGCTATCTTTTATTCATCCTAGTGATCGGGTCTCATTCATTGAGAAAGTAAAGAAAAGATGCAAGAGGGGTGGTGCATTTCTGATTTTAGAAAAGATGGTCAATCACAGCGGCTACCTTGGCGTGGCTTTAAATAGAGTGACTTGGAAAAACAAGATAGAGCAAGGTTCTTCCTTAACAAACGTCATAAACAAAGAGCTATCATTAAGTGGAGTTCAGTATCCATTATCTGATTCTGAGCTAGATGGCTTTGATTTGATTTGGGCCTATGGAGATTTCAGATCTTATATCTGGAGAAATGGTTTTTAATTTGATAATTAACCTAATTTACAAGAAATGGAGGTTTTGTGGTACATCTAGAAGAAGATGAGATTGAGTCTATTCACGAAGAGATGAGAGAACATGCTGATGATCTGTGGGAACGGATTCGTCAGCACCAAGAAGAAGAAGAGAGTGCCTAAATCAGCACTGACAGGAAACTGTTTAGTTTTTACATCTAAGGGGCAGATTGCTGTCTCTAAACTAATAGGTACTTCTGCGATGATCTGGAACAGCAGGGAGTGGGTTTCAGCCACTCCGACTATTTCTGGATCTTCTTCTATCTGCGAAGTAACACTGAGTAATGGGATTGTTCTGAGAGTCGGATCTGAGCAGGAATTTATTATTCATGGTGGATTTAAGACTAGTAAGAATGGCACGAAAACACAGCGATTCAAGAGAACAAGTACCTTAGGTCTCAAGAAAGGTGATCAATTAGGAAAGTTTTCTCTTCCTGTAATTAATATGACCTCTGAACATGCAGAGGTTTATAACACAGATGCTTACTCTCAAGGTTTTTATTCTGGGGATGGTGTTCACTCCTCAACTTCCTCTTACCTCTACGAGCCAAAATACTGTTGTGCAGAACGACTATATGGAGTTGTTAAGCAAGATGGAGATGGGAGTAGAAAAAGGAAGAACTGGTATCATGGAAAAATGCTATCTAAGGGAATGGTTCCAATCAATGCCAGTTTGGACTATCGACTGAACTGGCTTGCTGGAATACTAGACTCTGATGGCTGTGTTACTAGAGATCCCTGTAGCAAAGGCATGCAGATAGTCTCTAATGACCCAGACTTTATTAGAGATTTGCAGATAATGCTATTCGGACTCGGTACTCAACCAAAATTAGCTATTAGTAGAGAGAGCCAGATGAGCTTATTGCCTGATGGTAAGGGTGGCAAGAAAGAGTTCTTCTGTAAAAAGACAGAGAGAATTTTAATCAACAGCACAGATACGGCTAAGCTGTCTTCTTTGGGTCTTCAATGCGAGAGACTGGTTCTGGATAGAAATAGACCTCAAAGAGATGCTCGCTACTTTGTGAAAATCTCTGATGTAAGAGCAACAGGAACTTCAGAAGAAGTTTTTTCTATTCCTGAAAGATCAAGGGGGAGGATTACGGCCAATGGTATTGTCTTGGGTAGTTGACCATGTGGCTGAAAATCCTTGATAAGCTAGATGAGATTGTAGATATAGTAATACCCGTTTGGTTTTTTACTTATCTAGCTTTCTGGGTTTGTATCCTCTATTTCTTTTACTTTCAATAAAGGGGTTTTTTAACCTATTTTGTAATAAAACTGCTATAATTCCGATAAATTCTAATTATTTATAATGGAGATTTCTTTTGAAAGTAGACAGTTTTCATCCTGAATACATAGATAATGTAAGGCAATGGGAGCTTTGTAGAGACTGTTTCTTGGGTGAGCTTCAGATCAAGAAGAAAGGGGATTGGTATCTTCCTCGTCTTAGTTCTCAGAATGAAGAGGGTTATCAGGCTTATTTAAAGAGAACTGTTTATTATCCGATTCTTTCAAACACGATCAGTGGTCGATTAGGTCAGGTAATGCGTAAGGGGCCAGTTCTTTATGGAAATGATGCTGGCATTCAATGGATGGAAGATAGTGTTACAAAGGACAGCAAGGACATCTCAATTTTTTGTGGCAAAGTCTTAGAAGAATTGATGAAGGTAGGGCGTGTTGGTGTTCTAGCCGATTACAATGAGCGGACTCAAAAGCCTTATCTTTCGATATATAATGCAGAATCGATTCTTAATTGGTTGGAAGATGATGGTTTTTTAACAGAAGTTCATTTAGTGGAGGAATCTTATGTTCAAGACTCACTTCAAGAGGTTAAGGCAGAGAGAAGAATCCGCAGATGTTTTATAGATGATGAGGGATTCTATAGTGTAGAAGTCTATAGAGTCCCTGTAATTGGAGGAACCTCAAAGATTGAATTGATGGCAACGTATCGCCCACTTCAATTTGGAAATGCTCTGACGGAGATTCCGTTTACTTTTATCAATCCCAATTCATTGCTGACTACGATAGAGAAGCCTCCGATGCTTGATATCGCTTTGATGTCTTTGGCTATTTATCGGAACTCTGCAGACCTTGAGCAGATTTTACACACTCTGGCGATGCCAACACCGTATGGCACAGGGATGGAGGAAGAGGATCTGGAAGGTCAATTTGTGATTGGTCCTTCAGAGTTTAAGCTGATTCGTTCTCCTGATGCAAAGCTGGGGATGCTTGAATTCAACGGACAAGGAATTGATGCGGTAATGGAGAGCATGGGCAATAAGTTTTCACATATTGCTTCAATTGGTGGTGATGCCAGCTTTACGAGCAATCGTGCTGCAGAAAATGCTGAGACCTTTCGGTTGAGAATGGCTAAGGAAACTTCAGCAATGTCGAATATTGTACTTTATGCGGAAAAAGGGATTAATCAGGTTTTAAAGCATTGTGCTACTTGGATTTCACCGAATGAGAAATTAAAGATCAATGTGAACCGAGACTTCCTAGATGCACAGATGAGTGCTGATCTGCTGAAAGCGATCAACGAGTCAGTGGTGATGGGCTTGATCTCTAGAAAAGCCGCTTTTGAGATTCGACAAAAGAATGAGATATATCCAGACAATTGGACGTTTGCTGAAGAAGAAAGACTCTTGGATCAAGATGATTTGCCAGATAATGTGACAACGGCAATGGCTGGGTCTATAAATCTAGCGAAGAACCCTTCTGTTGAGAATCAAGGAAATGCTCAATGATTTGTTTATAAGAGCAATTTCGATGTCTCGTGAAGAAAAAGGACTCTGGCATTTAATGTATAAGTCGCTCCTTCAGTTGAGAGAAGAGTTTATTAGTAGAGTCTTTAATTTCATGAGAAGCTCTGCAGGCCGTATAAATGAATTGATGAAAACCTTGTCTTCTATTTTGGATGATAAGTCTTCTGAGTTGTCAGACTTATTGAAATCCCAGTTGGTTTTGGTTGCAAGGAATGAAAGCGATTTCTGGAAATCTATTTTAAAGATTCCACTTAAGAATTATCCGAGGAAGCTGATTTCGGTGAATGATGCTCCATTGTATTCAGGTGCGGGAAATTTATTTTCTAGGATTTTTAATCCAGTTAAGAAGAAACTGAAGGCAATGCTTCAGTTCTCTGTTTCCCAAAACCACTCTATTGATCAAACTTTAGATCGTGTCTTTGGTAAAGAGACCTCTAAGGAGATTAATGTAAAATCATGGAGAGGAACAGAATTTCAAGGCGGGGTCTTGGCAAAGGTTCGCAAGTCTCTTCAAAGCTTAGCAGTCACTGCTTATTACGAGATGATTGCTAAAGTTCGCAAGTTTGCTTTTGCGAGAACAGACCGAGTTCAATCAATTCGCAGCACATCTAGTCTTGAAGGAAACACTACAGAAGGCTGCAAGAAATATGAAGGTCTTGTCTTTGGGAAAGACAGCCTACAGCCTATTTCACATCAAAATAAATATGAGCCTGTTCCAAGACACTGGAACTGTCGCTCACAATATATACCTAACGATTTTGATGGGAAAAGTCTGGAGCCAATTAGTATGGCTGATTGGTTTAAAGGATTGAGCATTGGTGCTCAAAACTCACTCCTTGGTAAAAAAGGAGGTGAGCTTTATCGCAACAAGCATAGTGACTTGTTGATTATCATGAAGAGACTTAGCCCTGTTTACCTGAGCTAAGTTGGACTACTGCAGGAGTTATTACAATGGCCGAAGCATTAAAAACAAAAGTAGATTCACTCGAAGAAGTTCCTGAATCATTACAACAATACTATGAAGAAACTGGAACAGGTTCCTATGTCCTGTCAATTGATGGAGTTCCTCCTCAAGCCCAAGCAAAGATAGCAGAATTCAGAGACAATAATATTAACTTGGCAAAGGAGAAAGAAGAACTTCTAGAGAAAATGAAACTCTATGAAGGACTAGACGCTGACAAGGCTAGAGAGGCTCTCGCTAAGCTGGCTACAATGGAAGAGGAGGAATTGGTGCGCAGCGGTGATGTTGAAACATTAGTCCAACAAAAGCTAGCTGCCGCCCAAAATGATCACTTGAAGCAACTTGAGTCTCTCAAGGCTGCAAGAGACGAAGCTGAGAAGAAGGCCAAGATCAATCAAGCAAAGCTGAGCGAGTTCATCATTCAGAATAAGATTCTGGAAGCTGTTAACAATGTTGCACAACCTCATCAGGCAGCAATCCCAGACATTCTCTATCGAGCCAAAAGCCAGTGGCGTCTTGCTGAAGATGGTAGCATGTACGCTGTTGATGAGTACGGCAATAAGCAGTACAGCAAGGGCGGGGATGAACTGATTAGTCCGACTGAGTGGAGCAAGAACCTTGTGGAGAATGCACGGCACTTGTTCTCTGCCAGCATTGGCTCTCAAGCTACTGGATCTGGTGGCGCTAAGAAGCCAATCAACAATCCGTTCACTAAAGAACATATGAGTTTGGCAGAGCAGACACGGATTTTCAACGAAGATCCTAGCTTGGCAAGAAAATTAGCCGCTGAGGCAGGCTACAATCTAGGCGCTACAAACTAACCTAAATTGATCTTTTATTTTGTTTAGGTTACAATATTAAGATCGGGGCGAGAAAGTGACGCTAACACTTTCCCGTCCCTAAGCAAAACAACCTGAGCAAGAGGTCGAAATGCCTGATAAGGTTTATACAGTTTATAGAATAACAAATCAAGTAAATTCAAAGATTTATATAGGATATACGAAGTTCACTGCTGAAGAACGTTGGAAAGAACATGTCGGTAATCGCAACGTCAAGAACTACCACTTGTCTTGTGCTATCAGGAAATATGGCGCTGATTCCTTCGATGTAGAGACTCTTTGGCAATCAAGGAGCAGTGAAGCTGCTAAGGAAACAGAAAGGCTTCTGATAGCAGAATACAAGTCTCATTTGAGGGATGTTGGTTATAATCTGACGATGGGAGGAGAGGGAGAGATTAAGACTCTTGAAGTGAAAAAAAAGATTGCAGCTTCTCTTATAGGAAAAAAAAGAAGCAGAGAAACAAAGGAGCTTCAAAGTTCTCTTAAGAAAGGGCTGGTCTATCAAGAAGAAAACTTAAGGCTGATGCTTGAGTTGAAAGAGAAGGGCCTTTCATATCCTGAGATATCAAGACACTTCTCTTCAATAGGAATCAAAGCAAAGTCTGGTAAAGACATCGCAGTCTCTGTGTTTCATGGAGCCTTCAAAAAGCTTCTTGCTAGAGAGGCCATTGTTGAGGGCTATAGTATTGAAAGATTGAAGCACATTGAAGAGATTTCTTTGAAGGCTGCTGAGAAGAAGGTTGAGGTTAACTGGAAGAATAAAGAAAGAATAAGCAGCACAAGAACAAGAGTCCACTCTCCTGAGATTCTCAGCAAGATTTGGAAAATGCATTTATCTGGGATGAACAAGACTCAGATAGCTAATTGGGTTAATGAGCAAGGGATACTGAATGCTCATGGCAATCAATATAGGCCAAACAATTTTTGCCACATCTTTAAAAACATTAGAGAAGGTAGATTAAGTTTGGCCAATTGATTTCTTTATTCATTATGAATTAACTGTTTCGCAGTTAATTTCCAAAGAATAACAGGCATTTGATATAATATGCCGAAATAGTTGACCAAACTTTTGACTAAGCGGTGCTGATGTCATTGGGTTTATAAGGCGTTGAGACCTTTCGAAAGAAGGCTCGTGAACGGGGTTCATAGTACTTCTTTTATCTAAAAAATACCTTTATTAGGATGTCCTAGTAAGGTTTCTGTCAGTAAATTTTATTGGTAAAATAAGGAGTTTATTATGGCTACCCCATCAGGAGCTACTTCCATTTCAGATCTCATTATTCCTGAGATCTTTGCACCCTACTTCGTTAATAGAAGTGTGGAAAAATCTGCGGTACTGGGTTCCGGTATTGCACAGTCCGATCCCCAATTGGTTGCATTTGCATCTGGGGCCGGACAAGTTTTTAATATTCCCTTTTTCTCCAGCATCGGCGGGGATGACGAGGTTTTGCAAGAAGGTGTAAACCTGTCAATCAACAACATTTCAACTGACCAAGAAGTGGCTGTCGTTACTAACCGTGCCAAGGCATGGGGCGCTAGCTATCTGTCCCGTGTAACTTCAGGCGAAGACGTAATGGCTCGAATCGGCAACATGGTTGGTGACTGGTGGGCACGAAAGCATCAAGGTGTCTTGATGGCAATTTTGAATGCGATGTTCACAAGTACAGCAGCGGCTAGTGGTAACCAAGGTGTTCTTCGAGGAAGCCACTTGGTAGACAACAGTGGTGTTGCTTTTGATCCAACGATGATCATTGATGCAATGGCAAAGCTGGGTGACAACAGTGACCAGCTTACCGCTATGGTAATGCACAGTGCAATTTACCACTCACTGACCAAGAACGACATGATCACCTATATGCGTGATAGCGATCTTGATGGTCAGTATCCGACCTACTTGGGTAAGCGAGTTATCATTGATGATGCTTGTCTGTCCAACTCAGCAGGTGTATTCCGCACCTATATCTTTACTCAAGGATCAATCCAGATGGGTATGGGTAACATTCCTCCTCGTGATGCCGTTGAAACA